GCCTGCCAGCGCCATCTTGATGACCTGATGGCGGAAAAAAGTAAGTCGTTTCGTTACCGCTTCGACAAGGACCTGGCTGAACGGGCCGCCAAATTTATTCAGCTGTTGCCGCACACCAAGGGTGAGTGGGCATTTAAGAGGATGCCCATCACGCTGGAGCCGTGGCAGCTCTTTGTGATCTGCTGCGCGTTTGGCTGGGTCAATAAAGGCTCCCGGCTGCGCCGCTTCCGTGAGGTGTATACCGAAATCCCCCGTAAGAACGGCAAATCGGCAATCTCTGCCGGTGTCGCCCTGTATTGTTTTGCCTGTGATAACGAGTTTGGTGCGGAAGTGTATTCCGGTGCCACGACAGAGAAACAGGCGTGGGAAGTCTTTCGCCCGGCGCGACTGATGTGTAAACGCACACCCATGCTGACGGAAGCGTTCGGGATTGAGGTTAACGCCTCAAACATGAACCGTCCGGAGGATGGCGCGCGGTTTGAACCGCTGATCGGCAACCCCGGTGATGGCTCATCACCCCACTGTGCGGTGGTGGATGAATATCACGAGCATGCCACCGATGCGCTTTATACCACAATGCTTACCGGGATGGGGGCGCGACGTCAGCCACTGATGTGGGCCATCACCACCGCCGGGTACAACATTGAGGGGCCGTGCTACGACAAGCGGCGGGAAGTCATCGAGATGCTCAACGGCTCGGTGCCTAACGATGAACTGTTCGGGATCATCTATACCGTTGATGAAGGTGACGACTGGACCGACCCGCAGGTGCTGGAAAAAGCCAATCCAAATATTGGCGTGTCGGTTTATCGCGAATTTTTGTTAAGTCAGCAGCAGCGTGCGAAAAATAACGCCCGTCTGGCAAACGTCTTTAAAACAAAACACCTCAATATCTGGGTGTCGGCGCGTTCGGCGTATTTCAACCTGGTGAGCTGGCAGAGCTGCGAGGATAAATCACTGACCCTTGAGCAGTTCGAGGGGCAGCCGTGCATTCTGGCCTTTGACCTGGCGCGTAAGCTGGATATGAACAGCATGGCGCGACTTTATACCCGCGAGATTGACGGTAAAACGCATTACTACAGTGTGGCCCCGCGCTTCTGGGTACCGTATGACACGGTGTACAGCGTCGAGAAAAATGAAGATAGACGGACAGCCGAACGCTTTCAGAAATGGGTGGAAATGGGCGTCCTGACCGTTACCGATGGTGCAGAGGTGGATTATCGCTACATCCTCGAGGAGGCCAAAGCGGCGAACAAAATCAGCCCGGTCAGTGAGTCACCCATCGACCCCTTCGGGGCGACCGGGCTGTCGCATGACCTTGCTGATGAAGACCTGAACCCCATCACCATTATTCAGAACTACACCAACATGTCCGATCCGATGAAAGAGCTGGAAGCGGCGATTGAATCGGGGCGCTTTCATCATGACGGCAATCCCATCATGACCTGGTGTATCGGCAACGTGGTCGGCAAAACCATTCCGGGTAACGATGATGTGGTGAAGCCTGTCAAGGAGCAGGCGGAAAACAAAATCGATGGTGCGGTTGCACTGATTATGGCGATCGGTCGGGCAATGCTCAAAGAACCCGACGATTTCCTCTCATCTCTTGATCCGGACGATGCTCTCTTAATTCTATGAAATCACTAATTGCTGATGTTATCGGGCTGGCTGGTTTTGGCCTGCTTACGTGCGGGTTTTACCTGCAGTTTGGTATGGCTCCGGCTCTGATGCTGTCCGGCGGTTTACTGCTGGTGGGCGCACTGGCTATGGCCAGAAGGGGGACGCGTGCTGCTTGATGCTCTGTTCAGAAGTAAATCACTGGAGAATCCTTCCACCCCGATAACCGGGGATGCCGTTGATACTGATGGGCTGTTCCGGGCAGACGTTTATGTCAGTCCTGAAACTGCGATGAAACTGGCTGCGGTGTATTCCTGTATCTATGTCCTGTCTTCCAGCCTTGCCCAGATGCCGTTGCATGTTATGCGCAGGCACAATGGGAAGGTTGAGCCCGCACGCGATCATCCGGCGTTTTATCTGGTTCATGATGAGCCCAATACCTGGCAAACCAGTTACAAATGGCGCGAACTGAAGCAACGTCACATCCTTGGCTGGGGGAATGGGTATACCTGGGTGAAACGTAATCGTCGCGGTGAAGTCATATCCCTGGATTGCTGTATGCCGTGGGAAACGACGCTGATGAATACTGGTGGCCGATACACCTACGGTTTGTACAACGAATATGGGGCGTTTGCGATCAGCCCCGACGATATGATCCACATCCGAGCGCTGGGTAATAATCAGAAGATGGGGCTGAGTCCGATTATGCAACATGCCGAAACAATAGGCATGGGGATGAGCGGTCAGAAATACACAGAAAGCTTCTTCAGCGGTAATGCCCGTCCGGCGGGGATAGTATCCGTTAAAAGCGGACTCAATAAGGACAGCTGGGGCTGGCTTAAAGATCAGTGGCAGAAGGCATCGCAGGCGTTACGCAGCCAGGAAAACAAAACCATGCTGCTGCCAGCCGATCTGGATTACAAGGCACTGACTGTGTCGCCAGTTGACGCTCAGATCATTGACATGATGAAACTGAACCGTTCAATGATTGCCGGTATTTTCAATATTCCTGCGCACATGATTAATGACCTCGAAAAAGCCACCTTCTCCAATATTTCTGCGCAGGCGATTCAGTTTGTCCGCTACACGATGATGCCGTGGGTGACGAACTGGGAGCAGGAGCTTAACCGTCGCTTGTTTACCCGCGCTGAGTTAGCCGCCGGGTATTACGTCAGGTTCAATCTGACGGGGCTTTTACGCGGAACTCCGCAGGAGCGCGCGCAATTCTATCACTTCGCTATTACCGATGGATGGATGAGCCGTAATGAGGCCCGCGCATTCGAGGATATGAATCCGGTTGAAGGGCTGGATGAGATGCTGGTAAGCGTGAACGCTGCTAACCCGGCAGGAGATTTTAAGCCCCCAAAAAACGATGAGGGAAAAACCAATGAATGACCGTGAAATCCGTTGTTACAGCGGTGAGGTGCGTGCTGAGAGGCATGACGATAACCCGGCGCACATTATCGGTTATGGATCGGTGTTTGACTGTCGTTCTGAGCTGATATTCGGTTCATTCCGCGAAATCATCCGGCCCGGCGCTTTTGACGATGTGCTTGGTGATGATGTACGCGCACTGTTTAACCACGATCCTAATTTTATTCTTGGGCGTAGTGCAGCAGGCACGCTGAATCTTTCAGTTGATGAGCGCGGATTACGCTATGACATCCAGGCTCCGGAGACACAGACCATTCGTGATCTGGTGCTGGCCCCGATGCAACGTGGAGATATTAACCAGTCATCTTTCGCTTTCCGTGTCGCCCGTGACGGTGAGGAGTGGTATCAGGATGAGGATGGGGTTGTTATTCGCGAGATAACCCGCTTTTCCCGTCTGCTGGATGTCAGTCCTGTGACATATCCTGCCTATCAGGAGGCTGACTCGGCTGTTCGCTCCATGAAAGCATGGCAGGAGGCGCGCAACAGCGGCGCGCTACAGAAAGCCATTAATCAACGTATGGCGCGTGAACGCGTCCTGACCCTTCTTAACGCGTAAAGGAAACATCATGAAACTGCATGAACTGAAACAGAAACGTAATACTATCGCAACTGACATGCGCGCCCTGAATGAAAAAATTGGTGATAACGCATGGACGGAAGAGCAGCGCACTGAGTGGAACAAAGCAAAATCCGAACTGGAAGCGCTTGATGAACGAATTGCACGCGAAGAAGAACTGCGTCGTCAGGATCAGGCGTACATTGAAAGCAATGAGGAAGAGCAGCGTCAGAATCTTGATCCGGAAAACGATCCACAACAGGATGAGAAACGAGCTCAGGTTTTTGATAAGTGGATGCGTCACGGTGCCAGTGAGCTGACATCAGAAGAACGAAAGGCGTTGCGTGAACTTCGTGCCCAGGGTGTAGCTCAGGATGAAAAGGGCGGATATACCGTACCAGAAACATTCCTGGCGAAAGTTGTTGAGAAGATGAAATCCTACGGTGGCATCGCCAGTGTGGCGCAGATTCTGACCACTTCTGACGGTCGCACTATGGAGTGGGCAACAGCTGATGGTACTTCCGAAGTTGGTGTTCTGCTGGGCGAAAATGAAGAAGCCGGTGAAGAAGACACCGATTTCGGTATGGGAAGCCTTGGGGCGCTCAAAATGACATCGAAAATCATTCGTGTGTCTAATGAGTTGCTGCAGGACAGCGCGATCGATATGGAAGCTTATCTTGCCCGTCGCATTGCTGAACGTATTGGTCGTGGTGAAGCCCGTTATCTGATTCAGGGGACTGGTGCGGGTACGCCTAAACAACCCAAAGGGCTGGCAGCATCAGTGACCGGCACAACACAGACTGCCGCGGCAAATGCGGTGAAGTGGCAGGAAATTCTGGCTCTGAAACACAGCATTGATCCTGCATATCGTCGCGGACCGAAATTCCGCCTGGCGTTTAACGATAATACGCTGAAACTGATCAGTGAGATGGAAGACGGTCAGGGACGCCCTTTATGGTTGCCGGATATTGTTGGTGTGGCACCTGCTTCAGTGTTGAATGTACCGTATGTCATTGATCAGGAAATTGATGATATCGGGGCGGGTAAAAAATTCATGTTCTGTGGTGACTTTGATCGCTTCATTATCCGTCGTGTGCGATACATGATTCTTAAACGTCTGGTTGAGCGTTACGCGGAATATGATCAGACCGGTTTTCTGGCCTTCCATCGTTTTGACTGTATCCTGGAAGACACCTCTGCCATTAAAGCGCTGGTGGGGAAAGGTAGCGTTGGTGGTTGATTAGTCTTTTTACGTAATACAGCACGCCGCGTAATGCGGTTTTTTTGTGCCCGCGTTCTGGCGGGCACAGGAGGTTTTATGCTGTTAAAAATGGAAGAGATTAAGCTTCAGCTCCGTCTGGATGATGATTTCTCTGATGAAGATGAGTTGCTTGAACTACTTGGGAAGGCCGCTCAGAGTCGTACGGAAAACTTCCTTAACCGTAAGTTGTATGCAACCGCAGATGACAGGCCTGCGGATGATCCTGATGGGCTTGTGATATCTGATGATGTGAAGCTGGCGCTTCTGCTACTTGTCAGCCATTTCTACGAAAACCGCTCAACTGTTACAGACGTTGAGAAAATGGAGTTGCCAATGAGTTTTAACTGGTTGGTTGTTCCTTATCGCCTTATACCACTATGAAAATTCGTCAGGCGCAGACCAGCGCAACCTACATTCTGCCGGACCCCGGCGAACTGAATAAACGCGTCCTGATCCGCCAGCGGGTGGATATGCCCGCGGATAACTTTGGCGTGGAGCCTCAATACCCGGTTGCGTTCCGGGCATGGGCGAAGGTTATCCAGACCAGTGCCACCACCTGGCAGGAAACCGCGCAGACCGGAGACGCCATCACCCATTACATCACCATTCGCTACCGCCGGGGGATCACTGCTGATTATGAGGTGGTCTGTGATGACAGTGTGTACCGGGTGAAACGTCAGCGCGATCTGAACGGGGCGCGGCGCTTTCTGCTGCTGGAGTGTACGGAACTGGGCGAATTTACGCAGAGTCACGGAGGCAGCAATGGCGACTCCCTTTTTTCACGTTGATGTTCAGCAGCCCGCGGAGATGCGCTTTAACCGCGCCCGTGTCCGGCGGGCGTTTGTCACGATTGGGCAGCGTCATATGCGTGATGCCCGTCGGCTGGTGATGCGCCGTGCGCGGTCGGCACCGGGTGAAAACCCCGGTTATCAGACCGGACGCCTGGCTCGTTCGATTGGTTACATGGTGCCGAGAGCCAGTAAAAAGCGAGCCGGTTTTATGACACGCATTGCCCCTAACCAGCGCAACGGGAAGGGGAACCGGATGATCTCTGGTGACTTCTATCCGGCGTTTCTGTTTTTTGGTGTCCGGGGAGGAGCAAAACGTCGTCGTAGTCATCATCGTGGTGCATCCGGTGGCAGCGGCTGGCGGCTGGCTCCACGTAATAACTTTATGGTGGAAACGCTTGAAAAGAACCGCAGCTGGACACGCTATTTTCTGGCGCGGGAATTACGTAAATCACTGAAGCCGGAGCGACGACGCAGATGAAACTGACGCCTGTTATTGCTGCGCTGCGTGCCCGCTGCCCGTATTTTGAAAACCGGGTGGCAGGCGCGGCACAGTTCAAAAATCTGCCGGAGGTCGGAAAGCTGAGACTCCCGGCGGCATATGTTGTACCGGGTGATGATTCTCCGGGAGAAAACAAAAGCCAGACCGACTACTGGCAGGAGCTGAAAGAGGGCTTCTCCGTGGTTGTCATACTGAGTAACGGGCGTGATGAGCGCGGTCAGTTTGCCTCGTATGATGTGGTGGACGATGTCCGGCAGATGCTCTTTAAGGCTCTGCTGGGCTGGAACCCGGAAGCGTGCGGTAACCCGATTACCTATGACGGCGGCACGCTGCTGGATCTGAATCGTCATGAGCTGATTTATCAGTTCGATTTTTCGGTCATCAGCGAGCTGACCGAAGACGATACCCGCCAGCAGGATGACCTGAACAGTCTGGATGAACTGCGAACGCTGGCGATTGATGTTGATTATCTCGATCCCGGTAACGGGCCTGACGGCGATATCGAACATCACACCGAAATACCCCTTCCTTCCTGAGGATCATCATGTTTGTGAAACCTGTTAAAGGGCGGTCAGTGCCTGACCCTGCCCGCGGCGACCTTTTGCCCGCCGAAGGGCGAAATGTTGATGAGAACAACTACTGGCTGCGCCGTGAAGCAGCGGGTGATATCCGGCGCGTGAATAAAAAGGTGAACACCGATGACGATAAGCTTTAACACCATTCCGTCGAATACGCTGGTTCCGCTGTTTTATGCGGAAATGGATAACCAGGCTGCGAATACTGCACAGGACAGCGGAGCATCGCTGCTGATTGGTCATGCCAATAACGGTGCAGAGATTGTTGCCAACAGTCTGGTGCTGATGCCGTCGGCAGACTATGCACGCCAGATTTGTGGTGCGGGAAGTCAGCTGGCGCGTATGGTCGAGGCTTATCGCCAGACCGACCCGTTTGGTGAGCTGTATGTGATTGCCGTTCCGGAAGCCACAGGCGCGGCGGCAACGGTTACGCTGACGGTGACCGGGGCGGCAACCGAAAGCGGCACGGTGAATGTCTATGTGGGACGTACCCGTGTGCAGGCTTCGGTGACCAACGGCGATAACGTCACGACGATTGCCAGCAGTATCCAGGATGCCATCAATGCCGTTCCGACCCTGCCGTTTACGGCCTCATCTTCGGCAGGCGTGGTCACACTGACCGCGCGTCATAAGGGGCTTTGCGGGAATGAAATTCCTGTCAGCCTCAATTACTACGGCTTTGGTGGGGGCGAAGTGCTGCCTGCGGGCGTACAGATTGCCGTGGCGACGGGGACCGCCGGAACGGGCTCTCCTGTTCTCACTGGCGCGGTGGCTGCAATGGCGGATGAGCCGTTTGATTATATCGGCCTGCCGTTCAACGACACGGCCTCCGTTAACACGCTGGTGACCGAGATGAACGATACCAGCGGTCGCTGGAGCTATGCGCGTCAGCTGTATGGTCATGTGTATACGGCAAAGATCGGCACGCTGTCAGAACTGGTGACCGCAGGTGACCAGTTTAACCAGCAGCACATTACCCTGGCGGGGTATGAAAAAGACACCCAGACGCCTGCCGATGAGCTGGCGGCAAGCCGTACCGCCCGCGCAGCGGTGTTTATTCGCAACGATCCGGCACGTCCCACGCAGACCGGTGAGCTGGTGGGTATGCTGCCTGCGCCGAAGGGGAAACGGTTCACGATGACCGAACAACAGACCCTGCTGTCTCATGGCGTGGCAACGGCGTATGTCGAAAGCGGGGTACTGCGCATTCAGCGTGATGTCACCACGTACAGGAAAAACGCTTACGGGGTTGCGGATAACAGCTACCTCGACAGCGAGACGCTGCATACCAGCGCGTATGTACTGCGCAAACTGAAATCCGTCATTACCAGTAAGTACGGGCGTCACAAGCTTGCCAGTGACGGTACCCGCTTTGGTCCCGGTCAGGCGATTGTCACCCCGGCGGTGATCAAAGGGGAACTGCTGGCAACCTACCGTCAGCTTGAGCGAGCGGGGATCGTGGAAAACTACGAACTGTTTAAGCAGTACCTGGTTGTGGAGCGTGATGCCAGCGATCCGAACCGCCTGAACACGCTGTTCCCGCCTGACTATGTTAACCAGTTGCGTGTTTTTGCCGTGGTTAACCAGTTCCGTCTTCAGTATTCAGAGGAGTCTGCATAATGGCCCGTATCGGGGGAACCTGTTATTTCAAAATTGACGGTCAGCAGCTATCGCTGACCGGCGGCATTGAGGTGCCCATGAACAGGACGGTCAATGATGACATCATCGGCCTGGACGGTTCAGTGGACCGCAAGGAAACTCACCGTGCGCCTTATGTCAAAGGGACCTTCAAGGTGCCGAAGAATTTTCCGGTGAGCAAAATCACCTCGTCTGATGAGATGACCATCACTGCCGAGCTGGCGAACGGTCAGGTCTATGTATTGTCGTCTGCCTGGCTGCACGGCGAAGCGAACCATAATGCCGAAGAAGGCACGGTTGATCTTGAGTTCCACGGTGAAGAAGGGGATTACCAGTGATTGAGCTTGTACTTAAAAAACCGATCATCGCCCACAAAGAAACACTGCATGTGCTGGAAATACGTGAGCCTACGTATGACGAGATTGAGGCGCTGGGGTTCCCTTTCTCTGTTTCGCCTGATGGTGGTATGAAAATGGACAGTCAGGTGGCGCTGAAATATATCCCGCTTCTGGCCGGGATCCCGCGCTCGTCTGCAGCGCAGATGACGAAGCTGGATATTTTCAAGGCAGGCATGATTGTAATGCGTTTTTTTACCGGCTTGGAGACGGAAGAGAGCTCCGGAAGCGATTCTACAATGTCGCGTGGTTCTGGAAATTAAACCCCCTTGAACTTCGCCGGACGGCTATTTCCCACTTTGCTGATCTGGAGGCAGAGGCTGTCCGTATAAATGAGGAGAGGAGATGAAGCATGGCTGATAATTTTCAGCTGAAAGCCATCATCACCGCTGTTGACAGGCTGTCCGGCCCGCTTAAAGGTATGCAGCGTCAGCTTAAGGGATTTCAGAAAGAAGTCTCCAGCCTTGCTCTGGGCGCTGCCGGGGCGGGTACTGCAATAATGGGGGCACTGGCACTCCCTGTAAAATCAGCCATCACCCTTGAATCGAAGATGGCTGATGTCCGCAAAGTGGTGGACGGTCTGGATACGCCGGATGCGTTTAAGGCCATGACGGAGCAGGTACGCGCTTTGTCTACTGAGCTTCCCATGTCTGCAGACGGGATCGCGGAAATTGTGGCGGCTGGCGGTCAGGCCGGGATTGCACGTGATGAACTGATGCAGTTTGCCACTGATGCGGTGAAGATGGGCGTGGCCTTTGATACCACGGCTGAAGAGTCCGGGCAGATGATGGCCCAGTGGCGTACTGCGTTTAATATGACGCAGGATGAAGTGGCCGGGCTGGCTGACAAAATCAACTACCTTGGTAATACCGGCCCGGCGAACGCGAAGAAAATCTCCGATATTGTTACGCGTATTGGTCCTTTAGGTGGTGTTGCAGGTGTGGCTTCCGGCGAAATCGCGGCAATGGGGGCAACCATTGCCGGGATGGGCGTGGAGTCAGAAATTGCCGCCACAGGGATCAAGAACTTCATGCTTTCCCTGACCGCGGGAAATTCTGCGACAAAATCGCAGAAACAGGCATTGCGTTTTCTGCGGATCAATCCGAAGAAATTAGCTGCTGATATGCAGAAAGATGCCCGGGGCACCATGCTGTATGTACTGGATGCGATGGCTAAAGTGCCTAAAGAAAAACAGGCAGCTGTGCTGAATGCCCTGTTCGGGAAAGAGTCTCTGGGCGCGATAGCACCTCTGCTGACTAACCTTGATTTGTTGCGTACCAACTTCAGGCGGGTTGCGGATTCCCAGCAGTATGGCAGTTCGATGCAGAAGGAATATGCTTCGAGGGCAGCGACGACGGAAAACCAGCTTTTACTTCTGCAAAATCAACTTGATGCCATTTCTTCCACGCTGGGGGAAACGTTTCTTCCTGAGGTTAATGATGGTCTTGAAGCGGTAAAACCGCTCCTTGAGGAAGTGAGAACGTTTGTTCGTGAAAACCCGGAGCTCGTTAAGACCATTGCTAAAATCGGTCTGGCCTTACTGACGGTGGGAGCCGCTGCAGGCTCTTTGTCCAGAATTATGAAAGTTCTCGGCGGTGTGATGAATATGACGCCTGCTAAGGGGTTGATTGCTCTTCTGGTTGGTGGCGCTTACCTCATTATTGATAACTGGGAAACCGTAGGTCCTGTCATAAAAAAAGTCTGGCACGTGGTGGATGAAACGGCGCAGGCGATGGGGGGATGGGAAACTGTTCTGAAAGCGATTGCCCTGTTTATGGCAACCAAATGGGTTGCTGACGTTACCAAATCCATTACCGCAGTGACCAGAGAGATGCGTACGCTGGGGAAGGTATCGGCAGAAACGGGATTGATGGGGAAAGGCCGCGGCTTTATCGGGAAGGCCGGGGTATATGGTTTTCTGGGAACCCTGATGTATGAGCCGGTTAAAGATACTCTGGAAAGTGTTATTCCTGAAGATACGGTTAACTGGCTGGATAATAAAGGGCTGTTTCTGGCTTCAGACTGGACGCCTTTTTTTGATCGTAAAGAGTACGAGCAGTATCAGGCCAGCCTGAGTCAGTACAAACCCAATGTTCCGCTGTTGAATCCATCTTCTTCCATGACACAGCACAGCGAGCTGAAAGTCACGTTCGAGAATGCTCCGCCAGGTATGAAGATAATTGATGTACCGGGCAAAGCCGATCCCCTGATGAAAATCACGCACGATGTGGGGTATTCTCCATTCAGACGATAATATAACTACTTTAATCAAGTAGGGTTATTGAGTGGTAAAGTTTGTGCTGAATGTAGGAGAGAATATGAAGAAAATGTTTATATTGTTGTTGGCTGTAGGACTGCCATTAAACTCCTTTGCGAAGCCAGTAACGGAAAAGCAGCTTGCTACATACTTTATAGATAACGTTAAAACTTCAGCGGATAAGAATATAGATCTAGATGTAGAGGGAATAAATAGACTGTCTGTAATATGCCCAGCAAAGTCGGCAAGTGGAACTCTTTTAATAAAAAAAGCATCCTACGAGTTTAATAAAAGCATTGGTGCTTTTGATTTTGAAAATAACTCACAATCTGCGCCATTGACTTTTATTGTACCAATTAGTGAGGATGAAAATAACTTTGACTCGGAAATTATTGGTTTCTCTTTTGCATTTAAAATGCCAAGAGGGCAATTCTTTGTTGATGTTACGAAAACAGGGAAGGTAAAGGCTGGCGTAAATATTAGTGGTGAAAGCGGAATTACTTATTCATCATGTAGAATAGATACTCATAATGTTGATTATGATCGTTAATTTTATTACCTAATAAAAAACCGCGTTTACACGCGGTTTTTATTTGAGGTGACGCCATGGATTTTTCTCATATTTCTTCGTACCTATCCTCTGATTCTCGAAGTGGCTGGCGTGAAAAGCTACTTGAAGCATCATTTCGAGGTGTGCCGTTTAAGGTTGAAGAAGAAAGTGCGGGAACCGGTCGCCGTGTGGAAACACATGAATACCCGAACCGCGACAAGCCCTATACCGAAGATCTGGGAAAAGTCACTTTCCGCCCGTCCATCACAGCTTATGTGGTGGGAGATGACTGCTTTGACCAGCGCGATCGCCTGATTGAAGCGCTGAATAAACCCGGTCCCGGCAAGCTTGTCCACCCGACATATGGTGAGCTGAAAGTCTGTGTTGACGGGGAAGTTCGGGTCAGCACATCGAAAAGTGAAGGGCGTATTGTCCGCTTTGACCTGAAGTTTGTCGAAGCAGGAGAACTCTCTTACCCCACATCAGGTGCGGCGACGGCGCAGACGCTGATGTCATCCTGTTCTGCACTGGATGACTGCATCAGTGACAGTTTCAGTGGTTTCAGTATCGATGGCGTAGCGGATTTTGTGCAGAACGACGTCGTCGGTAATGCCAGCACAATGCTTGGGTATGTTTCTGATGCGATGAAAGTGGTGGATTCTGCCGTATCGGATGCCGCCAGGCTGTTGCAGGGGGATATCTCGGTACTTCTGCCGCCGCCATCGTCAGGCAAAAATTTCGTTGAGCAGGTGCAGAAAATGTGGCGTACCGGGAAACGCCTTTATGGTAACGCCAGCGACCTGGTCACCATGATCAAAACGCTTTCCGGTGTCAGCCTCGGCAGCGATCTGCAACCGCGCGGCGTCTGGAAAACGGACAGTAAAACCACCGCCACGGCGACGCAGCAGCGTAACGTGGTTGCCAGCACCCTTCGTACGACCGCAATCAGCGAAGCGGCGTATGCCGTCACCCGATTGCCTGCGCCAACAACTTCCGCGGTGATGCAGAATTCCGCAGTGGGGCAGGCAACAACACCCGCGCAGAACACTGGCTGGCCTTCCGTCACGCATCCGGCACTGAACAATGCACCGGCGGTGAAAAACACGGTTGACCTGCCGACGTGGGAAGAACTGACTGACATTCGCGACACACTGAATACGGCAATTGATAAGGAGTTGTCCCGTACAACCAGCGATGCGCTGTTTCTGGCGCTGCGCCGGGTGAAAGCAGATCTGAATGCGGATATCAACACGCGCCTTGAACAGTCTGCACGGATCATTCAGCGCACACCGGATGAGGTTTTACCCGCGCTGGTGCTGGCGGCTACCTGGTTTGATAACGCGGCGCGTGACGCGGACATTATCCGGCGTAATGCCATTACGCATCCCGGCTTTGTGCCGGTGATCCCTCTGAAGGTGCCAGTGCAATGAACGACAATGTCACGCTACGGGTAAATGGCCGGGAGTGGAATGGCTGGACATCGGTGCGCATCGGTGCCGGTATTGAACGGCTGGCGCGGGATTTCAGTGTCGAGATCACCCGCCAGTGGCCGGGTGATGAGGGTATCACCACGCTTCAGCCGCGCATTAAAAACGGTTCAAAAGTGGAGGTGCTGATTGGTGATGAGCTGGTGATCACCGGCTGGGTGGAGGCGACGCCCGTTCGTTACGATGCCCGTTCGGTCAGCACCGGTATTGCCGGACGCAGTCTGACCGCTGACCTGATTGACTGTGCAGCCGAACCGACACAGTTTAACGGACGATCACTGGTACAGATTGCGCAGGCGCTTGCTGCGCCCTTCGGCATTGAGGTGGTGAACAGCGGTGCGCCGTCGGGTGTTATTCCTGATGTCCAGCCTGATCACGGTGAAACGGTGATCGAGGTGATTAACAAAATACTCGGTCAGCAGCAGGCGCTGGCTTATGACGACCCGCACGGCAGGCTGGTGATTGGCGGTATTGGCTCAACGCGGGCACATACCGCGCTGGTACTTGGGGAAAACATCCTTTCCTGCGATACGGAGAAGAGTATCCGGGAGCGGTTTTCTGTTTACCAGGTGGCGGGGCAGCGTGCCGGAAACGACGATGATTTCGGTGATGCCACCACCACCGCGCTGCGGGCCCGCACAGAGGACGCATTTATTGCCCGTTACCGTCCGATGTATATCAGGCAGACAGGGCAGGCTACGGGGGCAGGCTGTATTGCGCGTGCTGACTTTGAAGCCCGACAACGGGCGGCGCGGACGGATGAAACCACCTATGTGGTGCAGGGCTGGCGACAGGGTAACGGTACGCTGTGGCAGCCCAACCAGCGGGTGATTGTCTTCGATCCGGTCTGTGGTTTCGACAATACCGAACTGCTTGTCTCGGAAGTCACGTTTACTCAGGACCAGAACGGCACCCTGACGGAAATCCGTGTCGGCCCGCCTGATGCTTATCTGCCTGAACCTGAAGCCCCCGGCGCGCGGAAAAAGAAAAAAGCCAGAGTACAGGAGGACCCGTTCTGATGAGGACGATTGAAGCCATGCAGCGACAACTTCTCGGCCTGATTGGGCGGGCAGTGGTGAAAAGCATCAGTGCCGCCACGAAATGTCAGACCGTGGATGTGTCCCTGATTGCCGGTGAACCCAAAGCCGGGGTTGAACATCTTGAACCCTACGGTTTTACCGCAAGGGCAAACAGCGGTGCGGAAGCGGTGGTGTTGTTTCCGGATGGCGACCGCTCTCATGCGGTGGTTGTTACGGTGTCGGACCGGCGCTACCGCCTGAAAGGGCTGCAGACGGGTGAGGTGGCTGTCTATGACGATCAGGGGCAGTCTGTGACGCTGACCCGGGAGGGGATCGTGGTGGACGGTGCAGGTAAAACGATCACGTTTCGCAATTCACCTAAAGCACGTTTTGAAATGGACCTGGAAGTGACAGGACAGGTGAAAGACCTGTGCGACTCCGGCGGCACCACCATGTCAGCGATGCGGCTTGCCTATAACGGGCATCGTCACAGAGAGAACGGTCAGGGCAGTAACACCGACAAACCTGATAAATCGATGGAGGCATGATGGAACTGTGGCTGACGGTGAACGGTAAACGCACCTGCGCCAGCGCACCGCTGGATCCGCTGACCCGCGCCGTGGTGATTTCCCTGTTTACCTGGCGGCGGGCGGAGCCTGATGACAACGCCGACGTCCCGATGGGATGGTGGGGGGATACCTGGCCTGCGGTACAGAATGACCGTTACGGCTCCCGACTGTGGCTGCTTCAGCGCAGCAAACTGACCAATCAGCTGGTGCTGACGGTAAGGGGGTATATCCGCGAATGCCTGCAATGGATGATTGATGACGGCGTGGTGTCCCGTATTGATCTGGATATCCACCGCACCGGGATTAATGAACTGGGTAACAGTATCACTCTCTGGCGTCGTGACGGACCGGTAATGATTTCTTTTGATGATCTGTGGAGTGCGATAACGCATGGCGGACAGTGAATTTCAGCGCCCGACGCTGGCAGAAAATATCAGTATGCTCCGTAACGATTTATTCGCCAGGCTGGACGTCAGCGACACGCTCCGGCGCATGGATGAAGACGTGCGGGCAAAGGTGTATGCGGCGGCGCTGCATACGGTTTACGGGTACATCGATTATCTGGCAATGAACATGCTGCCTGACCTGTGCGATGAGTCCTGGCTGGCGCGACATGCTGCGATGAAACGGTGTCCGCGCAAGGGGGCCACGGCTGCCAGCGGGTATATGCGCTGGGAAGGTGTCAGCGATGGCCTGAAGGTGACCGCCGGGAGTGTTATTCAGCGCGATGACCTGGTTCAGTACACGGCAACTGCCGATGCAACCAGCTCCGGTGGTGTCCTGCGCGTGCCGATCGCCTGCTCAAGTGCAGGCGCGGTCGGTAACGCTGACGACGGTACGTCATTAATCCTGGTCACGCCGGTTAATGGTCTGCCGTCTTCCGGCGTGGCAGATACCCTGACAGGCGGATTTGATACTGAAGAGCTGGAAACGTGGCGCGCCCGCGTCATTGAGCGGTATTACTGGACGCCTCAGGGCGGGGCTGACGGGGACTATGTCGTCTGGGCTAAAGAAGTGCCCGGCATTACCCGCGCATGGACATACCGTCACTGGATGGGAACGGGAACTGTCGGTGTGATGATTGCCAGCAGTGACCTGATTAATCCCATTCCGGAAGAATCAACGGAAACGGCAGCAAGACAACATATCGGGCCACAGGCCCCGGTGGCAGGCTCTGATTTGTATGTATTCAGGCCGGTGGCACATACGGTGGATTTTCATATCCGCGTGACGCCGGACACACCGGAAATACGGGCTGCCATTACCGCGGAGTTGCGTTCGTTCCTGCTGCGTGATGGTTATCCGCAGGGAGAACTGAAGGTATCGCGTATCAGTGAGGCGATTTCCGGTGCGAACGGGGAATACAGCCATCAGTTGCTTGCACCGGTGGACAATATCTCCATTGCGAAAAACGAACTGGCGGTACTGGGGACGATTTCATGGACGTGACAAACGATGATTACATCCGCCTGTTATCGGCACTGTTGCCGCCCGGTCCGGCGTGGTCAGCCAGCGATCTGGCGATTGCCGGTGCGGCACCGTCATTAACTCGTGTTCATCAGCGTGCGGATGCCCTGATGCGGGAGCTGGATCCGCGCACCACCACTGAACTGATAAACCGCTGGGAGCGTCTGTGCGGTCTGCCGGATGAATGTATTCCGGCGGGAACGCAGACCCTTCGCCAGCGTCAGCAACGGCTGGATGCGAAGGTTAACCTGGCGGGCGGCATCAACGAGGATTTTTATCTTGCACAGCTTGCTGCCCTGGGCAGACCAGATGCCACCATCACGCGATACGACAAAAGCACGTTCACCTGCTCATCGGCCTGTACTGACGCGCTGAATGCGCCGGAATGGCGGTATTACTGGCAGGTCAACATGCCAACCACCACCAACACCACCTGGATGACATGTGGCGATCCCTGTGATTCCGCACTGCGTATCTGGGGTGACACCGTTGTCGAGTGTGTGCTTAACAAACTCTGCCCGTCGCATACCTACGTAATTTTTAAATATCCGGAGTAATCCATGCATCGTATAGACACGAAAACCGCGCAGAAGGATAAGTTCGGCGCGGGTAAGAACGGTTTTACCCGTGGTAACCCCCAGACCGGCACGCCTGCCACCGATCTGGATGATGACTACTTTGACATGTTGCAGGAGGAGCTTTGCAGCGTTGTGGAGGCGTCCGGTGCCAGCCTGGAGAAGGGGCGGCACGACCAGCTACTTACCGCGCTTCGCGCGCTGCTGTTAAGCCGCAAGAATCCGTTTGGCGATATCAAATCGGATGGCACTGTGCAAACGGCTCTCGAAAACCTTGGATTGCAGACTATTAGACCCGACCCTGTATCCACGAAGATTTTCTCTCCTGATTTGAAAAAATTTCTCCTGGTGTCTGGATTTGCCCCTATATTTCCAGACACCTGTTATCACTTAACCCATTACTGGCTTGCTGCCGTAGATAT